ACGTTAACGAAGACGCGAGATTTCGTCTTGTCTGACTTCAGCTTCGCCTCTGTCTCGGGGTCATAGCGCCCGTGGTACTGGCGGATGTCTTCAATCCACCGATCCTCGATCGTCTGGCGAAGGCCAACCTGTTCTGCGGCTAGGCGCTCAAGACGCATCCCAAGCTGGGAGACGCGCTCCATGTACGCAGCCTCCCTCGCTGCGTCATCTGCTTCCTCGAGGTAAGGTTCGCCTGCCATTGAAAATTGAGTGTCTGCCATGTTAGAAGCCTATTACCGTGTCTGCCGCCTCATAGGGGAGGATTTCATGCTCTAGTGATTTGATGACTGGCTCTGCAAAGGTAAGTGCAAGTGCGTCACCTTCGTCTGGAGAGCGGAGTCCTCTCTTCTTCATGTCCTCCTTTTTCTCAAGGAGCATTCTGGATTTTGAGTCAACCTTCACGGCTGGTGCGCAGAGATCGGAATGCAGAGAATCTGAGTCTGGAATCTGGACAGGCCTTTCAAGCAGCCACTCCTTCATCAGCCCCCACATCTCTGCCCGCTTGTTAGCATATCTCTCAGGTTCGAGTGCGCGTTCAGCGCCGTTAATTCCGCGAACAAGTCCCCTGTACCCAATCTCGTGCAAGCGGTCAACTATGCCAGCGCCAAGACCGCTTACATCAATAAAAACTCGATCCGGCTTATCCTTTTGAATAAGACGGTGAACAATGCCAACGACCTCCATGGTGTCCTTTTTTCGATATCTCTTGCTTCCAAAGGCTACACGCCCTTGCCGCTTGATGATGGCTGTGTCATCCTCGCCGAAACGGGCCGGGTCAACGGCGATAATCAGAGGCCCATATTTCTCAGCGCCGCTCTTTCTCGCTGGGAGCACGTCTTCAGGCTGAATGAAGCTGGTTGCGCCTGTGACCTGAAAGGCCTCCTGCGCAGTGAACGGGTACTCTTGCTTGAAAGCAATCTCTCCATCCACACCATCTGCTGTTAACTCGATAACCTTTGCTCGCCTCCAAGCGATCTGCTCTTCGTCCAGATGGAACTGCTCCATCAGATCGCGCTCTTCCGGCCTGATCTTGAAGTCCTTTGGTAACGGCTTGCGGTATTCTTCCTGCCAGTACCACGGCACGAAGATCGGGATGTAGTCTGAAATCCCGGCCTCGGCCTGCTGCCACTGGAGATGGTAGTAGTTGCCGATGCCGTTCGCAGTGCTCTCGAGGATGATCTCCGTCCCCGGAAGGTCCGGGACCGCTTGCAAGACCCCCTTGGCGTGCGAGTCAGCGTTCGGCCAGAATGCGACCTCCGATCCGTGAAAATACTGGATTGTGCTTGATCGCCCTACGCCTTTGGTTCCGGCAGTACCAATCTGATACCCTGAATCGAGCTTCGGAAACGATAGCTCCTTGGCGTTTGCTGTGCCAGTCGCAGGCCTTACCAGCTCGGGGCAATTGTCGTGGTAGCGGGTCGCCATCTCAAAAAGGTTGTTCGTGGCGTACTGCTCGTGCGTCAGTATGAAAGCTCTTACACCCCTCCGGAAGCTGACCTTCCAATAGAAGCGGCCTTCTGTATAAGTAGAACAGCCCTGCTGACGGCCTTTCAGGATAATCGCCCTGACTTTTCCTGTCTCTTTAAGCTGCTCTTCAATGCGTTCGTGTATGTATGTCTGTGCGCTGTTCATCTCAAACGGCGCAACATGGCCATCTTTCGTCCTGATCTTCAGGCACTTCTTTGCGTAGTGACTAAAATGTTCCTTGAGGTTCTTCCTTATTTCTATCTCGCGAATGCTCAACATGCGTCACTCAAGCTCTTTGAGAGCATCTTCGTGGCTGAGATTCATATTGGCGTTGTGGTCTATGGCAGACAACTTCGGGTGAATGTATGGCGCAGCAGACTTCGCCGCATCAATGCGCTTGGACATATCAAGGTTGTCATTCCTCATGCAGCCGAGCAAAAACTCGACTGGAGTTTGACCTCCTTTCACTGCCCTTGCGATCTCTTGTTTTGAAATCTTTGTTGCTGACATAAGCCCTCGCCAAAAAAAAGACCGCTCTTGGGGGAGAGCGGCCAAAGTTCCTTGTAGTCAATCTGAGGAGTTGACGGGTTCGCTAGAACCCAGAGGGAATTATCCCTCGGTTCAATTTATAGCCTGTTCAGATTACGTTGTCAACCCCCTGTTTTTCTTAGCTTTCATACATGAGCAGCTTCTTTATATCAGGCAGCGGCAAAAGTGGTGCCCACATTATGACATCATCAACAGGATCATTAACCAGTTCAGACGATAAATCCAGCCACTCCTCGCCTGTCCACTTGGCAGGGAACACGCGCTCAAAATCAGTCGCCTGAACAACTGACCCCTCGTCTGGAGGGGAGCTTGCGAATTGCCAGATTTCCCTATGCATCCCATCGTTTAAGTAATGACCACGCCCTGACGCCGAGATATGCCATCGCTGCTGTTATCCACCAGCTTGTCCGGCGAACATCCTTGTAGAATTCCCTGTCTGCGAACAGACGATCTTCAGCGCTCTTCGCATTGACGCATCTCCAGTCATGTCTGCAACTAGCGATGGGATGTCGGTGCTTAGGAAAAATTGGCCTAAAGATACCGCTCGATGATCCGTCCCATTGGAATTTGACAGGGACATAATCTCGCTCTGTTATGCGCTGCCCATCAAGATCGACAGCCTGCGACATTAGCGGAAGCATCTGAGTGAGTTCCCTCATATCAGGCCTACCCGGAACATTTCTCATGTGTATACGCTGCCCACTATGCGCCATCTTCACCTTCTCCTGCTGCTTTGTCAGTCATCATAAAGTTACATATCTTTTCCATAGTCCTTGACCCTCACTTATTGGTGTCAATTTGGTTTGTGGATCATATTTGCCAAAATATGATCGTCAACACGGCGCTGGAGGCAGTGGCATCCAATGGGTAGGATCGCCAGCGCTCAAGCCGTCTACGCATCGAGCGCGGCACCAAGCGAGACCGCCTTTCCCGTCCGTATCCCAGTGAACAATATCCACCTCATAATATTCATCTGGTAAATACGCAATAATCGCAGTTCCATCCTTCGGTGCAGTGCTAATGTCGCGCCATAACAAGTCATTCATCATCTTGCTCCTGCGGAAACTCCGCCACGCGGTATTCACTGATACCCCAATTCCAAACTGGATCAGTAATCTCTTGCCATTCATGCCCGTTTAAGATTTCAATCTTCGCCCCGTTCTCTGCCGCCAGCATGACGGCGCACATTTCGGTTATGTCATTCATGATCTTGCTCCTGATATACGGCTTCTGTTCGGAGTCCGTAATGTGAATATTCTCCGATCATCTGCATGATGCGTCTGCCAGCAAGTGTCAGTCCATCATCGTCCGTAACATAGCAAAGTTGGAAGTCGAACCCGCCAAGATTGTGTGGTTCAAGCCGCCACCGCTGAGCACACTCATCTACATGATTAAAGAACCTTGCCTGTTCTGTTGAATCAAGATCGGCAAACAGTTCTGCTATCAACTCCGGTGTAAGGTCAACTACTTTATCTCCACGTAATAGCTTGTCAGTCATTATCTTGCTCCTGCTCGTCAACTACCCACACGACACGCCCATACGGGTCTATCTTTGCGACATCGCCATCCGTCATCCTTACAATCAAAATTACTCCCTCAATCTCCGCGCATTTATCAAGGTCCCCGCCCGTATCCTGCAAGAATTCTAGTTTTGCACGCTGCACCCTTGTTAGCATTTTGTCTATGTCAGTCATCATCCTGCTCCTGTAGCGCGTTGATCGCTGCTTCGAGATAGTCAACAATCTCTCTTTGCTCTGCTGCTGTTAGCGTGGCAGCAATATTGTTGACTATAAGGCTTACACGGAAATATTGCTCAAGGCTCTCGTGCAGTGCTGCTATGATTTTGTGCTCACTCAGCATCATCTTGCTCCTGATAATTGCTTCACTAATTCAGGTATCTTGGCACAAAGAACACTGTCTGATTTTCCGCCATCGTCAGCAGTGTAAGCCGCTTCACCAATGGCTTCACCGCACTCTTCCAGCAAGCCACGATAATAAGCTGTATTACGTTCATTCTGAGCAGCGGTTTGCATCCATATTGCAATGCGTTTCGCAACAGCTTCGCACAGCACAGCATCCATTTCGGTGCTGCTCGTTTCAGGATCACACCAGCATTGTGCTGCAATTACCCTCGCTTCTTCCATCCAGTCGTATTCTTCAGTCATCATGCGTACACATCGTATCCAATGTACCGGTTCACCAAGCACACTTTGCCTTCCAGTTCAGGGAACTTCCTTAGCATCCTTTTGAAGGCTCGTAGCGTTCGGCAGGGTGCGTGTGTTCCGTATGCGTCCTGTGGGTGGGCGGACAGTGGTTCCCATTTCCTTAAGTCGTGGTTCCACCATAGGTTTGTGCCACTATCAGTAATCGTGACGCCCCAAAAATACCTATGGAGTCGTGTCCCTTTCGGTGCTTCAAATCGCATAACCAGTACCTCTTGGTTAAGTTGCGTCGGCAGTTACAAAGCGGTTAATGCGGCGCTTCAGTGTGTCGCTATACTGCTGCATTTGGCCGAGCTGGATACGCATATCCGCCTGTTCACATTCATGCAATCCGGCGAAAATGTCGGATTCTATGAACGCGCCCAGACGCTTGATATTGCCATCAAGCTCCGTTTTTTCGTCAACTACTCTTTGTTGGTACGGTTGCATTATTTAAGTCTCAGCGGCTAACAAGTAATTCCACCGGACGCGGGATAGCCCGCGCTTCGCATCTGGCCGCATACAGTGCGCCGGTGAATAAAGTCGTTATACGGAATCACTGTCTGCCACAATTTCAGCCTGCTCAAAGAGAGTGTCGAGAGTGCCATCAACTAACATCTTTTTTGCTGTGTCTGCTGACATTGCCCTCGTCAAACCCCATCCGCTCTCCATAGTCTCCTGTTGCCAATAGAGAAAGAGAATACGCACCTTTTCACCCACAACCCTATGCCTACACTTATACTGCGGGTTAGTTTCTTCACAATCTACTGTATTGAATGGACAGTCCCCATAAAAAATACACATAACAAGTTTCTCCAATCGAACCCTAATACATGGCGTTAATTGGCTGGTGCCCAGTGGGTCGGTTTGCATTCAACCGAGAAGCCCGCAGTCCACCAAGTATTGCTATAGGCCAATACTCCGTTTGGGCTGTAAGGCGTTTTAAGCAATATCTTTTCACGCCCCGTTGTTGGTGCGGTTTCTATAGGTCGCCAGTCAACAAGACGCTCTTGCGGAATTGCTACCTCCGCAGTCATCTCGAAGAATCCGTTGTTATGGTGCCTTGCGGTATATGTCGTATCCATCGGAAACGATCTCTGTAAACTCCCATCGCTGGCTCTGCTTTTTCTCTACCAGCCTGCGGTATAGAACGTCATCGCTCTTGGCTATATCGCTAAACGTGTCAATGTCATCTACGATTTGCCATAGCTTTTCCACGGCATCACGCAAAAACTCAGCGTCGTCACATTCGGAAATACGGCACCCTAACAAGGGTTTCAACACGGACTCGTCACTCTTCGCTTCGCTCATCATTCCTCTCCGGTTAAACTGGAGCCATAATGATCCAAGTAATCATTGAGTGCTCGCCTCAGTTCGTTTTCCTCACTGCCGTACCATGTTGATCGCTTATTCCGCAGCTCTGTCAATTCTTGAATTGCCGCAGAAAATGCAGCGCCTTCTCCTTCCATGTTTATTGCGTTCGTCCACGCAACATGTAGTTCTTCATCTGTCGGCTGTGACCATTCACGACTCATTTCATTTTCTCGCTTGGACTCTTCTTTTCCGCTACGCGATATTCGCAAGACGCCCAATTCCAAAGTGGCTTTTCTATTTTGCGCCACACGTATTCGGAATGAGGCTCTGGCTCAATTTCTCTAATTTCAATCTTCGCTCCGTTCTCATACGCCAGCATCACGGCGCACATTTCAGTTATTGTCATCATTTCGCTCCTGCTAGTAGCCGCACATCTTCATCAGTAAGGCCAGCCTCTTTCGCCCGCTTCAAAGCATCTGCGCGAGCGTCAATCCTTTCCTGCTCCGCTTTGTCCTCTCTTGTTGCGGAATGTATCCGCCCCGGCACAAGCCACGATCCAGCAATTTTCACAGCGGTTTCTTTAGTCACATTACAGTTGGTGCCTTGGACGCTTCCTTTCTTGCCCATTCGTACTGCGGTAGTCTTCATTTCACATACCGCTTTGGGTATCTGAAGACCGCGCCCTTCTGTCAGGTCTGTATTCGTCCATGCAACCCAAACAGTCTTTGCATCTTCAATTTTCATAGCTACCTCGCGTTATAACCAGTCTTATGCGTCAGCGGGCAATCAGTCACCATCTTGATTTCTCTCGCCAGATTCTTTTAGCTTCTTTGTGGATGGGGCAGACACAAGAATGTCCAGTGCTTTTCTCAGGCTCCCAGTTGTCAAGGTCGCAGTAGCACCCCATTCCATTGCTCTCTAATTCTTTCACAATTGCGCGTAGTAAGTCTTTTCCCCGGTCAATCATCATCCTGCTCTTGCGGCTCCGCTAGGTTTATATCAATGTAGCCACGCGGGAAGAAGGACAATTGCTTTGCTTCATCCCATGAAGTGTCGTGGTATTCAAAACAGAACTTCGGGCCGAATATCTTGAAGGCTTTCTCGCGGCCCTCTGCCCAAGAGTCGGCAGGAATACGAGCGACACAATCCTTATCGAAAACCGTATCGTCGATCTCATGCCTGTGGCTCTGTCCGAATGTGACGTAGGTGTATTTCATATCCCTCTATTTCCTATATCTGTTGTCTAATATTCACGTTGTCGCTCGTACTCTTCTTTTTCAAAGTAACTGGCAGGATGTGAGTTGGCGCGCATGTCGCCATCCACTTCACTTTCCAGCTCTTTGACTACCAGTTCTGCATAACCCGCTATATCGCGCCAGTGGTCAACTTCATCAGGATCACCGACTGCAATTCTTCCCAGCTTCATGCAGATCATCTGGATGCTGTGACGTTGATAAGGTTGCAGCTCACGCCAAGCAGGCGTCATTTCATACTGAATGGTATCAATCAGCCGTTGGCTGACTTTGGCATTAAGCCTGTAGTTACCGTGTGTCTGCTGGCGCTGTTCGAGTATCTCTTCAGTGCTCATTGTTTGCCTCCAAAGCTGTATTTGACGTAGACGCCGATGTAGTCAAACCGGCCAGTGCCATACTCCCACTCAAGGTCTGACTTCTCAGGCCTTGAAAAGTGGTGGTATTCCCCGCCGAAAGACCAATTGTTTTTGACGTAAAAGTCATGCGTCATAAACACGTGGGCACCCCAGTTGCTCCCGTTGTTGGAGCAGAAGTCGATTGCTCCTTGGGAGTCGCATGTTCCGAACCCGATGCCAAGATCAAGCGCCGATGCGCTGACAGGCAACAGTAAAGCGATTAATACATATCTCTTCATTCGTTTTCTCCTCAGATGAACTCGAGGCGATGCGAATCCGGAATACTCCAATAGTCAGGAATCCATAGCCATTGCCCCGGCTTGAGGCGCTTTTGTGCCTCAATGTAGTCGAACACTGCGCCATCCCAGTTATCATCATAGATACTTGGTTCTTTGATGATGCGACCGCAGTCAATCAGTTTCATGTGTACTTGTACGCTCATTGATCAGTACCTCAATATCAGATTTGCCTGCCACGTCCCGCATGATATCCATAACGACATCGCGCAAGGATTCCTCGCGTTTCTCCACTTCCTTCACTCGCTTGCGGGCCTCCATCAGGAGCTTGCGCTGAACGAGATAGGCCTGTGCATAGCGCGGTATTTTGTGCCACTTGTAGATTGCGTGCGCGGTGATGCCGAGATCGCCAGCGAGGTCTTCGATTGACAGCCCGTGACTCTCGATCTCTGCCTTGATGTCTTCGTCTAGCATTTCTCTTTGCTCTCCTCAT